GAGCCAATATTGCCTTCGTCATCGAGGATAGTTTAGATATGGCGTACAGATGGCGTCAGTTGGGCTATCTATGTTTTCATGTTTCGTAAACAGCTATGGAGTACAAAGAATTTTCCTTCGAGTTGCGGCCGAAGGGCATATATATCCAGGCCGGCTATCAGCGATTCATGGTTGGATTCTATGAACAATCATCGTTGAAATATGCCGTTGCTGTCCAGTGGGTCCGTGATCAGGCCGGTATATTGCCGACACTTGAACAGGCGCTTGTACTATGTGAGCACCGAACCGAAATCAATGACGCCTTGAGAGCTGCCGGACAGCGACCGATTGGGGACTATCATTTCTGGACCAGGCGCCAACATGCGGTATCGTCCGGGTCGGTGTACGAGGTCAACATGCACAACGGCAATATCGACCGCAGCAGCAAGGAGTATTATAACGCTGCACGCGCGGTATATCCGGGAAAATAATTCAGAATTACCGCTAATGATACTGTACAATGGGGCGAAACAATAAGATAGATCTGCGATATTTTCCGGTGGATGTAGATATTCTCCGTGATAAGAAAGTACGTCGTTTGACACGCAAATATGCCCGCGGCGCGGAGTTTTACCTGTATTTACTGTGTGCGATCTATTCAGACAAGGGATACTATATGCCAATTGACGACGGGACGGCTTTTGATATTGCGGACGATATGCGCGTTGCAGAAGCAGAAATAGACGAAATGATGGATTTCTGTATGAGTGATAATGTGGGCTTGTTCAGCCGGGAAATGAAGGACAAGTACCATATCCTTACATCTCGCGGTATTCAGCGGCGATATGCTGAAACGATCCGGCAACTCAAACGGAAAGTGTCTATTAATCCGGAATATTCCCTAATTAATTCGGAAAACGCCGGAAATTCGTCTGAATTGTTCGGAATATGTCGGAGAAATCCGGAAGAAATAATAGAAAGTTCGGAAGAAAATATGGTTTATTCAGAAGAAATGACGGTAAATTCAGAGGGAACTGGCATAAATTCCGACAAGAGTAAAGTAAAAGAAAGTAAAGTAGAAGAAAGTAGAGAAGAAGGATACACACACACAGTAGTTTCAGAGAAGGGGGTTGTAGGGGGAAACAACGCCGCAGAGCTGGTGGCATGGATCAACGAGAATGTTCCGACCATTGCCTCGATGCCCGAGCCTATCACCGAGACGAACGCTGGCTGGATGCTGAACAAATACCCCTTGGAGGACATCCGGCGCCTGATCTTCACGATGCACAGCAAGCAAGCCTACCTGAACAACGTGAATGCTTACGCAACCTTCGTGAACTACGCTAAACTCGACAAATCCCTGAAGATACGCCCCGGAGTGAAATATTACACCTACGAGGAGATGTGCAGTGAAATTCCGATTCGCGCCAAAGGAGAAGATTTCGAACGCATTGTGATTAACGGACGTGCCATGTGGCGAAAGAAAATATACCCGGTATGAGCAAGGTTGAATTTTATGAATGGTTTCATACGGTAGACTGGATCACTTCGAATGCGCTATATCCCGTGAACCATGAAAAGTATCTGGACGAATTTACTGTTCAAAACAATGAAGCACGAAGATTTCGATTTTGAAAAGGCGAAGGCCGGGGCAGCTCTGACAACACGCGCTGGCTATCCTGCAACGGTATACACCTTCTGCCGGCGGTTTCCGGCCTATCCGATTGTCGGAGTGATTCATTTTCCGGCTTACGATTTCGTGGCGACATGGACGCCGAAAGGCCGTGCGACAAAGTTGGAGCAGCCGCATGATAACGATCTGATGCTTTGCACTAAATAAACCAAACAACATGAATAACACGGTTAAAAAATGTACGGTCTGCGGAAGTAATTACACGCTGGATCACTTTAGGCGAACGGCACTGTCCTCCGATGGTTATGCCAATATCTGCAAAGCGTGCGCAAAAACACGCAGGAGTAATAAGCAAATGAAGATTACGGGGGGGGGCAATCCGGAATTAGCAAGGTTTCAACCTCGCGAACTCATTGAGGAGTTAAAAGCCAGAGGTTACTCTGGTAAGTTGACTATAATACGGGAAATTCAACTTTGACTTTTGCAACCATGAACAAAGAGATTAAAATATCGATCAAGAACCGCTGGACAGGTTCTATCCTTTTCGAGTATTCGAGCGTTGACAATACGCTTGCCAAAACGGTAACGGAGGCCTTGAAAGGCGGAGCCAACCTGCGCGGAGCCGTCCTGTACGGAGCCAACCTGCGCGGAGCCGACCTGTACGGAGCCGACCTGTACGGAGCCGACCTGCGCGGAGCCGTCCTGTACGGAGCCAACCTGTACGGAGCCAACCTGCGCGAAGCCAACCTGTACGGAGCCGACCTGCGCGAAGCCATAGGTACATACATGGCTTGCCCCACCGATGGCAGTTTTATCGGCTGGAAGAAGGCTTCGGAATATATCGTGAAGCTGCAAATCCCGGAGGATGCCCGCCGCAGCTCTGCCGGAGGCGAAAAATGTCGCTGCGACAAAGCCTATGTGGTGGAGATTCAGAATGCTGATGGAACTAAAGCCGACATCGAGACAATTCATTCGACCCATGATGCGAACTTCGTGTATACGGTCGGCGCTACCGTCGAGGTCTCCGACTTTGACGGTGACCGCTGGAACGAATGCGCTCCGGGTATCCACTTCTTCATCGACCGCCGGGCGGCCGTGGAGTATTAACGGAGGACGTTATGAAAGTCATCGTCACCTTTTCGGGCGGAAAAGACAGCCTTGCGGCGAGCTATTACGAGTTGTTATGCGAATGACCATGAAATTACGAGTATTCACAAGTTTTTCCGGCTATGACAGCCAACTTATGGCCCTCCGGGACATAGGTGCGAATTACGAGTGCGTAGGCTGGTCGGAGATCGACAGATGGGCGATCAAAGCCCATAATGCAGTATTTCCGGAGTTGGCAGACCGAAATTACGGCGACATCACGAAAATCGATTGGAACGCCGTTCCGGACTTCGACCTGTTCACCTACTCGTTTCCGTGTACCGACATCAGTAGTGCTGGAGAACAGAAGGGCTTCGAAGAAGATTCGGGTACCCGGTCATCTCTGTTATGGGAATGCCGTCGGCCGATCGCGGCCAAGCGTCCTAAATTCCTGCTGATGGAGAATGTGAAAGCCCTCGTGTCGGATAAATACCGTCCGCTGTTTCTCAAATGGGAATCGTGGCTTCGCTCGCTCGATTATGTCAATTACACGGAAATACTCAACGCCAAAGACTACGGCGTGCCGCAGAACCGGGAACGTGTGTTTATGCTCTCCATTCTTAACGGATGCTGGTATGAGTTTCCGCATCCGGTTCGGTTGGAAAAGCGGCTGAAAGATGTGCTGGAGCTGGAGGTAGACGAGAAGTATTTTTTGAACGAGCGCGGGATAAATTACGTCAAAAAGAAGTTAGGGAAATATACGGCTATCAACGGTGAAGTGGCGATGTGTTTAACAGCGAAAGGTTGCGCAAATTGGACTGGTACTTTCATATCCGACAAGTCTATTCAGATCGGTGCGACAAAGGAAACGGACTGGAACCGACAGCAATACCGGGTATACGATCCGACCGGCATCAGCCCGACGATAACGACGAAATCGGGCGGCGGCCTCGAACCAAAAATCCTGATGCGGGGACGCGGCTTCAACAAAGGCGGCGAAGCGGATATTCCCGGAACGATTACAGGAAGTGCGTGGGAGCAGAACAATTTGCTGGACTATGCAGGCTGCATCCGCCGCCTTACGCCCCGAGAATGTTTGCGGCTGATGGATGTTTCGGACGGCGACATCGACAAGATACAAGCTGTGGGAATCAGCGATACGCAGCAATACAAGCTGGCCGGGAACAGTATCGTAAAGGCTCCGATGATGGGGATATTCAGGAATATGTTGAAATACGGACTATGCGAATAGGTTTGGTTGACATAGACGGGCATCATTTCCCGAATCTCGCGCTGATGAAAATATCGGCGTGGCATAAGGCGCAGGGCGACCGAGTGGAGTTCGCAGACCCGATGTTCGGGTGCTACGACCGGGTTTACATGTCGAAGGTCTTCACCTTCACGGCCGATTGTCCGGACATCTACCATTGCGAGGTAATCCGGGGCGGAACGGGATTCCGGGACTATGCGACGGTGCTGCCGGAAGAGGTGGAACACATCTGCCCGGATTACTCGCTCTATGGCGTCAGGGAAGCCTATGGTTTCCTGACCCGTGGTTGCCCGAACCGCTGCCCGTGGTGCATCGTTTCGCACAAGGAGGGAGCCATCCGACCGGCATCCCCGCTCCGGGAGTTCCTCGGCGACAAGCGTCAGGCCGTGTTGCTCGACAACAACGTGCTGGCGTCGGAGTTCGGATTGGAACAGATCGAGGAGATTGTCCGCATGGGGATCGCAGTCGATTTCAATCAAGGGCTGGATGCCCGGAGGGCGTGCGATGATCTCTACATCCTCGACCTGCTGGCACGGGTGAAATGGATTCGGCATATTCGGTTCGCCTGCGACCGTATGTCCCAACTGGAGGCGGTTACAAAGTGTGTCAAAGAGTTGGGGCGCCGAGGCATCAAGCCATATCGCATTTTCGTCTACTGTCTGATTCAAGATGTCGATGAATCATTGGAGCGGATCAACGCCCTACGCAAGCTGAAAGTCTGCCCGTTTGCCCAGCCTTACCGGGATTTCGATAATAACATCAAACCGACGAATGAGCAGAAACGATTGGCTCGTTGGTGCAATCACAAGGCTATTTTTAAGAGTGTTGAATTTAAAAATTACAAGAGATGAAAGATCAGGTAACAAGCATTGAGCAGCCGTTGCGTCTCGTGGATGGCAAGTTTATGCTCGGGGATATAAAACCTGAAATCGGCAATCCCAAACAAATCGCGCTTTTGCAGAAGATCGAGCGCGAACGTACACAACGGGAAAAGGATGCCAATGATGGCCGGTTGGATGTATACATTCATGTGGAAGATATTAAGTATAAAGTCGTCTGTGAGTTCAGGTGCATTTGCGGAAATGATATTCAGGCGAGGGGCATTAATTATACTGACGTTTGGGAAGATTTGGAATGCCCGGTTTATGAGGATGGGCCAATCATCTGCGATAAATGCTACCGGGAGTATGAGATTGATGGTTTACATGCAAAGTTGATTAAACGATGAAAACACGCCTACCGAAACGACTGCGGCGGGAGGCTGACAAGAAGTTAGCTCCAATACGCATGATACATCCGATTCATTTTTCGGAATTTGTTGAATGATGGAATTACCGGATGTATATGGCATACCGAGAGAACTTTATCCTCCGCCGCGTTGCGGAGCTAAAAGGAAAGAGAAAAATGAAGACCAACAGACTAATAAACGAATGTCATTGCTACAACTGCCGAAAATACGAAGAATGCCAAACCAAAGGCGTATTCGACAATGATCCGGGCTTCGACTTCTGCGTGAACTATGAGGATGTGAGCTATCCCGATGACGATAACGATGAAAACGATTGAGCCATGAAAAGCGAAAATGCAAAGGAATACATTACACATGCCACGTGTACGGCACAAGAGTATGCTGAAAGATTCGGAGGGCGCGAGTTGGTCGTGTCAAGATGGGATGTGTCTACCGCTATCGAACTTGCCGAGCAGGATGCCGAGATGCGAATGCGTGAGAAAGCGATTAAAGCGTATTGCAGCGAATGTGCATGCTATGAAACGGGGGCCTGCGCATTAGACCCCGACAAATGTGCGACAAAACTACTTTTTGTCCAAAACATGACCGAGGAATGAAAAACTTTTTGATTGATGGTATTTGGCAAGGACCGCCGAATGGGTTCGACGTTAGAGAATGGCTCAATGAGGTTGTCGCCTATTCGGGTCTTGACGAATACCTTCAACCTACTGGAGTTATTCGTCGGTTTCAGAAGATAGAGCGAGTGCGCCGCAATGGCCGAGGCCGGGGCAAGACCGTCGAGGCTATTGCCGCGGAGATCAACAGGACAAACAATCTAAAACGACAAGAATAGGATGAAATTCACCACCCCGTGCTTTGTCCGCGTCGAGGATGCGGAGAAGCGGAAAGAACTGGCTGTGTGGCTGTCGAGTATAGGCCGGTATGTATCTCCTGCCGTCACATCAAGCGATGATCATAAAGACTGGGTAATAGTTACGGAACCTTACGATCCTGATTTGGATGGTTATGTTGGTATTTGGGCTAAGACACCCAAATCACCAGCATTTATTGACTGTGGCGAAAACATCGAGCTGTTCAAGGCGCTGGCGGCGATGAACGATGAGAATTACAACGAGCAGTATTTTGTTACCGAGTTAGCCGGGAGTTCGTATTGTGTGCACAAAAATCGAAATACAAACCTTGCTTATTCTCTTACTTGCCGCAAGGCCACGGTCGCAGAGATTATCGAATATTTCAAAAAGAGTGAAAAATAATACGATATGGCTTACTTTATTACAGAGCCTTTAGCTGGCAGCGACGATGTAGTTGTGTCGGTTTATAAGAATACGGGAGAATATGTCGGGAATATCATTTACGACAGGTATAAATGGAGGATGTTGTCTGATGATGCCAGAGATGACGTTATTCGAAAGTGTTTCGGCGATAAGAAGTGGATTTGGTGAAATGAGCGAGCTATGACGATATTTAGAATGCGCATACAGGGATGCGGGTGTAATAGCTGTGAACGCAATATGTATCGAAGATATTTGTCCGTGTGCATATTGGGGCGTTATTACGAGTTCTTTAGATTCCGAGGGGTTTGCAAAGACTGCAACTCCCCGTTCTGAAAAAATAGCGAGATTCTCGTAAAATCTCGAAAAAACTGTAAATATCTTTAAACACTTTAAAGAACTTGAAACATGGAAACGATTGAGGAAAGAGCACGAGAATACGCGCATCAATACCGACGAGATGCGCATGACTTGAAAGGAGAACGAGCCGATGCGGCCTTTGCGGCGTATTGTCAGGGGGCAAAATCCGAGCGTGAGGAGTTGACCCGTTGGCATGATCCGAAAGAGGAGTTACCTCCGATTTATGATAATGTCATGGTCAAATATATGGCATTAGATGGGTGTGAACATGTTGCGATCGCATGGCGTTCTGCCGGTGACGCAGGAGGATGCACCTATACTATCAGCGGGACAGGTGTCGCGATCAACAGTCGAAATGTCATTGGCTGGCGGGAGATTCACGAATAGAGCTATGGATATTCTAACCCCACATGACGGTATCACGAACGAGAAGATTTGCAAGGCGCAGATCGAAGCCGTCGAGAAGAAACAGAACGAATACAAACTGATCGGTCGTCTGACGAAGGTCCCCGGCCACACCCTTTACAGGTTCAATGCGACTACGCGGGAGGCTTCGAAAGCGATCGTA